AATTATTAACTCCCAGTGTGTGGTTGAAATCATAACCAGCCAAACGCATGAAGATTGTACCTCCCATCCTATCGACGTTATCATTTGTTAGGAGGGATTCCCATAAACCTACTTCAAAAAATCTTCAAGGGCAAGCCAGTACCCCAGACAGTGCAACGAGCCGAATTGATGAACGGCAGCACAGCGCTGTTTACCCCATGGGGCGGTGATGCTTATTCCTCAGATATCTACCGAGGCGGCGTGGATGCCATAGCCAGAAATGCCGCGAAGCTGAAAGGAAGCCACGTTGTAAACTACGGTGACCACAAGAAGGTTTACCCGGACGGAAAGCTAAACCGCCTCTTGCAGATTCAGCCAAACCCCTTTATGAGTGGCTATGACCTACTATATAAATTGACCACGCATTATTACTTATTCAACAACGCCTTCGCTTTTCTCCAACGAGACGAGCGAGGAAATATAACCGGACTTTACCCCGTGGGTGCTGCCAACATTGAGTTTATGGCAGATACCACCGGGGTTTTATATTGCAAATTTTTATTCCGTAACGGCAGAACAGCAACACTCCCATATTCAGATATCATCCACTTAAGGCGAAACTTCAACAGCAACGATCTTTTGGGTGACCCCAACGACGCACTTCTTCCAGCTTTAGAACTTGCCCACGCTCAAAGCGAGGGTATCGTGAATGGAATTAAGTCTAGTGCAAATATCAGGGGTATCTTGAAATTCTCTCAGATCATGGCACCGGAAAAGCTCAAAGCTGAAAAAGAGGCCTTTGTCACGGACTACTTAGACATTTCAAATGATGGTGGCGTTGTGGTGCTTGACCAGAAAACCGAGTATGAACCCATTACCCATTCCCCAGCCACAATTGATAATGGGCAGCTTGAAGCGGTCAAGACCAAGATTTATGACTATCTGGGTATTACCGAAGCAATCGTAAATAGCTCCTATACGGAAGATCAGTGGGCGGCGTTTTATGAATCGGTGCTTGAACCCTTCGCCGTGCAGTTGAGCCTTGAATTTACCCGAAAGGCATTCAATGACCGGGAGCAGTCCTTCGGTAATTCCATCATGTTTGAATCCGGGCGGCTGCAATTCAGCTCCAATGCAACGAAGGTGAACCTCATCAAGGAACTGATGCCTTATGGCTTGCTGACCATCAATCAGGCTTTGGAAATCTTAAATCTCCCCGGTGTGGAAGATGGTGACAAGCGGCTTCAAACCCTGAACGTAGTCAATGCAGACAAGGCCAACCAATACCAATTAGGAGGCGGTGCCGATGCTGAGTGATGAAGAATTTAATGCCCTCAGTTTTGAGGAGATTCAGGATATCCAGCGTCTTGTGGGTGGAGAGATCATTGATGTAGAGCCAATAGAGGATGGCGTTCTGTGCGGCTTAATCCTTTACTTGAAGCGCAAAGACGGAAGCTTGGAGGCTATGATGCTGGACGCTCCGGGAGACCTTCCGGGCGATACAACCTTTTCCATGGAGATTGCAAAAATCAATACCAAGGAGGAATCCAATGAAAGAACTTAGAACATGTGAAATAAGGGCAACAACCCCGGCAGGAGCTGAAACCCTTGTTATAGAAGGTGTGCCAATTGTTTACGACCAGCCCACCACGATAAACGACCCGGCAGGGCGTTATATCGAAATCATCAAGCGTGGTGCATTAGACGGTGCAGACCTATCAGATGCCCGGCTTTTGTATAACCATGACCTATCCAAGGTACCACTGGCAAGGACACCAAAGACGATGCAATTCGTCCAAGACCCGGCAGGGTTAAAGATGGTTGCCACGTTGCCGGAAACCTCAGAGGCACGAAGCGTTTACACGGCAGTGCAGCGCGGCGATCTCTCCGGCATGAGTTTTGCCTTTAAGGTGCCACCCGGCGGCGATTCTTACGACAAGCGAACCAATACCCGGACAATCCACAAAATTGAAAAGGTATATGAGGTGAGTGTCGTTCCCTTCCCAGCGTATCCCCAAACCAGTGTAGAGGCTAGAGCAGCAATGCAGGCCTTTGACACGGACGAAAGAAAGCAAGCCATTATTGCTTGCAATAAATTATTACTTAAGGAGATTTAACAATATGAAATTTAACACTGTAGCTGAGGCTTTTAACCACTACCGTACCGCAACCCTTGACCAGATCGAGCGCAGAGCCGCCGAAATTAAGGGCACCATTGAAACTGACCCCAACGCAGATATCACTTCCCTCAACATTGAGATTGCCGGGCTGAATCAGGCCAAGGAGAATCAGCAGTCCAAAGAACCTCCCAAGCCCGCAGAGGAAGAACGTGGCTTTAATCCCATTACTGGCATGGGTTTTGAAACTAGAGGCAGCTACGAAGCAACCAAGGGTGATGTGTTCGCCAGTGCTGAATACCGAAATGCTTTCTATAAGACCTTGTTAGGCAAGAAGCTAAGCCCCATTGAAACTTCCGCTTTTAACCGCGCTATGACGGAACAGCGTGCCGATGCTTACAGCACCACTTCCGAGGTTGCGGCGGTCATTCCTACTCAGACCTTAAACGAGGTTATCTCCAAGGCCAGAACCATGGGCGGTTTGCTCTCCGTCTGCCGTTCTTTCAATATCCCTGCTAAGATTCGTATCCCTGTGGGCACTCCTCAGGCAAAGGCAGCATGGAACACCGAAGGTATGCCCGTTGAATCTGGTGAGCCTTCCGTGGCTTACGTTGACTTCGGGGCTTATGAGATCATCAAAATTTTCAGTATCTCCGCAGCAGTCAAGCGCATGAGCGTATCTGCATTCGAGGCTTACCTTGCTGAGGAACTGGCAGCTTGCGTCATGGCTACCCTTGCAGACGGTGTGGTTAACGGCACTGGTATAAATCAGGGCACTGGTATCCTAAATGGTGTGACTTGGACACCCGATGCAAACCACTTTACCTTCTCCAAGACCAATGGCCTAGCCTATACCGATGTGGTAAAGGTTGTGGGGGCAATGCAGCGCGGTTATACCAACGGTGCAAAGTGGGTAATGAATAACGCCACTCTCTACAGCCTGTTTTATGGCCTTGTAGATGCAAATAAGCGTCCTATCTTCATTGCAGACCCCAAGGCTGAGAATATCGGCAAGGTTTTGGGCTTTGAGGTTGTGGTGGACGATTATCTGCCCAATGAAACGATCCTGTTCGGTAACTTCCAGTACATGGGCTTTAATTTGCCCGAAGGAATCATGGTGGAGGCCTCTACTCAGTCCAGCTTCAAGTCTGGGCGCATTGATTATCGTGCGACCGCTATTGCAGACTGTAAGCCCATCGTCACTGAGGCCTTTATCAAGCTGACCCGTGCAACCGTCTAAGGGTGAGTGCTATGGTAACTCTTGACGATGCTAGAGAGTGGCTAAGGCTTGACGGTACGGACAATGACGCTATTATCTCGGGATTGCTTAGTGCAGTCCCGGGGTATATAGAGACCACCACCGGGTTATCTGCAGCCAATCAGAGCAGTGAGCCATTGGTGGATACCGTGGCCAAGTTTCTCCTTACCCTGTGGTATAACGCAGAGCAAGCAGAAGCAGAACGATTGCAGATCGTAATTGATGGATTACTTAAGACGCTGACCATTCGGGCAAGGAGCTATTAAATGGCAAAGGACTATGCACTAAGCTTTTACAGAAGCCCGGCATGGAAGGATACGCAAGCAGCCTATATGATGAGCCAGCACCATCTATGTGAACGCTGTGGAGGCATGGCACGCATAGTCCACCATGTCCGATATATCACGCCTGAGAATATAAGCAACCCAAATATAACGCTATCATGGGATAACTTAGAAGCCCTCTGTCAGGACTGCCACAATGCCGAACACATGGGCAAAGGAGGAGCTTGTGCAGAAGGTTTACAGTTTAATGAGTATGGGGAATTGGCGAGTGTGAAGTAGGCTATCTTTGTTTTAGTGCCCATCCCACTAAAAGGCCTAGCACACAGCCTATAAATATCAGTACCATAAAGGTCTCCTTCCAGTCTAGACATGACTTAAGTTATTATTATGACACGTATACCAACAGTAAATA